AAACAGTTTAGCGTCAATATTACTCATGTCTGAATCCTGAAACCCGCTGACGCTGGCTGTCCAATCTCGCAACCCGGCTACATAGTGCCGGTCTGTGGTCTCACTTGTGCCGTCATATGTGGTATCGTCCAAAGCTTCTGTGGTAAGGTTAATTTCAACGGCGTTGGAATACCCTGATACCGCATATTTCCCTATCCAGATACCACAGTTTTTGTTTACTAAATTTGACATTACCCTGCCTCCTAATCGTGATACATTACATACTCTGTAGTTACGCCGTATATATTTTCCTCAAGCAGATACATCTCGTTATATAGTGGTCTCTTAAATATTCGTTGCACATCCAGCCCGTCCCCGTCACCGACGTTGCCGGTGATATCACGGATCGCCGTCTCCACCGCATCGTTTATATCCTGTGCTGTATCGAGGTCAAACGCCCAGCATTGAATCTGGAATATCGGACTCTTCGCATTTATATCATCGTTAACAGATGTGTGTGCGATAAACTCTTCTCCAATTTTCTCTATGACGATATACGGCATAACGGCGTCCTGTGGCACTCTCAGCTGATATACCCTTGTGTCCACGTAGTCTGAGATAGCGGTGGTGTTAACTATCTTGTATTGGAGAGCGTCACCGGATTTCATATTGTCGCACCCTTTCTGAATTTCAGTCTCTGCTTGGCTTTCCGTTTTATCATCTGTGTTACCCTGACTGTGGATATTTGCACTGCGTCTCTGAAGAAATGCGATGCCTCTATATTTCGTTTCGGCACTCCGAACTCTATCAGGTGAGCGTGGGGCGCAATCTTCCTGTCGATAGCGGCGAATACTGATGGTTGAGAATGTGGTGTTATCGGCCACTTCTTAACCCTGACGCTTCGTTTCAGGTTTCCGGTCGGGCCCCGTGGTGCTCTGGTTCTGATCTCTTTGGCGATTATTATTGCCCCGTCCAGCATTATTTCCTGTAAATGCTTCTTCTTGAACAGTCCTTTCTGCTCGTCACCAATCTTTTTGAGCATCTTGTTCAGAGACTCGATGCCTTCCACCTCTACCTTGAAATTGTTACTTGCCATAACTCGTCACTATTCCTCTAAACCAAAGAAAAAACACCACAATCAAAATACCAATATGTCTCCGCTGCGGCTGAACGTATTTGTCGCGCTCCAGCCGGGCGTATAGTTGTCATACCCCACAGACTTAATCTGATACTCGTATGTCTGGTAGTCTATGTATCTGCTTACTAACGTCTCCACCGTGTGACTCATCACCCCGGAGCTGTCCTCTGTGGTCAGCGTGTTCCACAAACTATCACCCTGCTTTCTGTATCGCACCCTGCTGTCTCCGTATGCATCAGTAGTCCACGCATAAGTGCCGTCAGCCCCAACTGATATGCTCGAATAACTGAACTCTGTCTGTTCGTTGGTTTCGCAGACCAGCATCAGCTCCTTGTTTCTGTACTCCACATTGGTCACCGACAGAATGTTGTAGCTGGCCTGTGCGGTCTTAAACAGTATCCTCATATCCGGCTCGATACCAGATTGATACCGGATGACAAATATCACCGGCTCTTTCTCCATCGTCTGTTTTGCCGCCCAGTACTCGCTGCCCTTCTGCGGAAGCACATCAGCGTAGGCGGTGGTCTCTTCTGTCCACGCTCTTGTGCTGCTGTCGACCTTGCCGTAGCTCAACGTCTCGGTCAGAGCTTGAATAATTATCTTGTGCCTGAACTTGCCGGTTGAGAGCATCACGCCCACCTCCAGCCGACAGTCAAATTATTAATCAATGCGGCGAGTGCCATGTCCCAATTCTTTATTGCGTCTATCTCTCCAACCAGGTCACGGTTGTTGTACATGTGTCCAACCACAAGTTTGACGGCGTGAACCATCTCTGCTGGCAAAACTGTTGCGTCTGAATCGTCATAGCCGGTGTCGTATTCAATTGTCACCGCTGACGGGTACTGAGTCTCCACCTCCGGCCAGCTGTATCCCTCGGCAAGCTGGATTAGCCCCGGCTCGTGGTGAGTGTCCACGTTGTAGTAGTCTGAACTCAGGGTCTGCTCTGTTGCGTCTGTATCGTAATACTTCACCGATGTCACCGACTGCAAAGGGGCGGCCATAGGCAGGTATATCTTTGTGCCGCTGGCAGGGAAATCGTCCAGATACAGCTTATAGGTCTGCGTGAACATACTTCTGCCGGTAGCTTTTTCAACCATTCTGCGGGCAGTCTCAACCAGCGTGTCGATATAGGTGTCGTCATCAGAGTGTGTCACCCTGAGGTGTATCTTTGCCGCCGCTGTACTGACCACAGGGTTGCTTGTATCAGTTGTCAGTCTCCAATGCATCCCGCCTCCTTTCTCTGCGTCTGCGAGGTGGAGGCGAAGTAGCGGTTTGGTAATACCTCACTATTTTCGCCTCCCCTCTTTCCACGAAATACATGGCCTCGTCTCTATCCACGTATACGGCTTTGCTTGCGCCGTTGAACTTGATTAGAATTTTATCAGCCATGTTTTTCCGCCTTATCTAATCTGAATGATGTTCAGCTTGTCGATGCTTACGGTGTTGTCGCTACTGCACGCACCACAATCCTCTCCGGTGAGAAGCTCTACCGCAAAAGTGAGAGCCTCGTCGGTAGGAATGTTGGTGGTCGATGTCGCAACCAGCGCACCGTCGGCGTAGGCCTTAACGGTAGTGCCATCGTAAGTGAACTCCAGCCAGATATAGGTATCGTCAACAAGCGTTCCTGCGGAAGTATCCGAAGTCTCGGTAGTATTCTTCTCGGTAACGAACGTCAGCGTTGCTGTACCATCCGCACTCTCGAAGTATATACCGTCAGTAATACCGCCCCACATTTCCGCATCCTGCACAGTCAGCCCGACCATTAGGTCTGTCTGATCTGCGTCTGACACCTTGAGCTTTACACCAAAGTAGGTGTAGTGAGCGTTGCTGTCGAGATACCACGCCTCGCCGGTCATATACAGGTTAGCTCCGTCGTTCTCGGTGGAATCACACATGACAACCATTTCCCCACCATAGGTTTTGCCTGCCTGTATTTCGGTATCGGCATCTTCCCCGGTCAGGGCGGTAAACGCCCAACCGTATGGGTCGGTTCCAGCGTCTGTAGTTGTCGGAGCCCCAACAAAATCGTTCAGATACTTGTAGACACCAGGCCCGAAAGCATCAAGCAACCGCTGTGGTTCACCGCTGTCGTAGTAGACAACGTTGCCCGCAATCTGCTTGCTCTGCCAGTTAATCATTCCATACAGCGAACCAGCACAGAGAGCTACCAGCGCGGCGGCTATAATCAACTTCTTAAACATATTCACCTCCCTATTTATCTTCAGGGGTGGGCGGTTAAACCCACCCCATTAGGTTAAATTAAGTTATCGCCGTAGGAGTATTCTCCTGTGAATATCTCGGCTCACTCAGTATGGCCGAGGCGTTTACATAGGTCGCGCCGCTCGGATCGGAGAACTTTACCACAAGGTAAGGGTATCCGTCCGAAAGCTGGTCAGCGTCTATCTCGATAACATAGGTAATATTATCGTTGGTACTCATTGCGAAACCGCTGGTCGTTGCGGCAGTCCTGTCTCCAAGAGTGTCGCCTGCGTCAGTGGTCTCTGCATAGTAATCAAACGCAATCGCTGTGGTGTCGTTCCCGGCGTTGTTATCGCTCTCCTCAACGGTCACGGTGGACGCTCCGCCAGTAACCCCGGCAGTTATAACGATAGAGGCGTGCCGATAATACTTCAGGCTGAAGTAATCGGAAGTGTCGCCGCTATTGATGTCAACCGCAGGGAGTATATTCACAACGTGAGCTTCTTCTGCTATATTCAATTTACACCTCCCTTATGCTCTCTCGGCTAAAGTAATAATCGGTGACTTCGGCTGGCTGGTGTCGGCATCGTTGAACGGTGTCAGCGAGTCAGCCCACATCGGCTGTCCGTCACATCTGTATATCCAGCGAAGGGCTGTCTCGGCATAATCAAACTTCAGGTGAATACTCGAAGCTGATTCCATGCTGCCCTTTGTCGCCCAGTAATACTGGGAAAGGTCGGCAAGGATTATGTCGCCAGCGTCACCAAGTGTTGAGGCCTGCTCAATCACATTGACAGGTCTTCCCATCAGCGTACCGTACGGAGCGGCAGCTGCTCCACGCGGAGGCAGATACACAGCCGAACCGCCGGAGCCGACAGACAGAGCCATAGTGTACAGCTGAGGCAGAATGTTACCGTTGATGTACCATTCGGCTCTGGGGAAAGACTTCGCCCACATCTGCGAGACCATCTGAACGATGTTATTATACTCAACCGTATCGGCATCCTGTCCGTCC